AAATAGTAGGGGGCATCGTGCGTGCCACTCGAACCGCACGAATCGGCGACGACCTCGTGGTCAACTCGGATAGAGTTGGAACAATTGCCAAACGTGATGATGCGTCGGAGGTTGTTGTAGAAGTTATCATGGACGTGCGACCCGTAGCCCTGAAATGGAGCCGTGTCGCCGTCGGACGCAATGAGGCCGGCCGTCGAGATCAGCCCCTGCCCGCCGAAGATGATGGCGTCTTGCGTGCAGGTCGCGTGACTCTGGGCGGTGTTCCCGAACAAATTGCAGTGATGAAAATGCAGCGTCGTATTCGTGCAGAAGACGAACGGCGTCGCCGTCCCCGCGCCGTCAATCAAGTTCAAATGGTCGATTTCTAAGCTGCCTTCGCCGCGGGTGTCGATCTTCGCGAGCTGTGCGCCCGTACCGGCATAACGCAGATCGAGCGTCGAACCGCCGTTGACCGCAACGCCAAACAGACCGCCCTTCCAGTCGTTCGTAGAACCGTGAATACGAACAGGCTTCTGCATCGGGTGGGAAGATGGCCCGGTGCGCGGAAGCACGACCGCACCATCGACCTGCCACGTTCCAGGTGGAATAAAGACGCTGCCACCACCGGCTGCTTGGGCGGCGACGATCGCCGCATTGAGGGCATCCGTGCAATCCGTTCCATCGGCGACGGCGCCATAAGCACGGATGTCAAATTCCCAAGACACAGCCCTAGCGAGTTGTGCCGTCTGATCGGCAGTCATCCCGGTACCGCTTCCGCTCCCTCCGCCGATCACACCGCTTCCACCGCCGATGATCTGCGATTGAAGTGGGTCGAGCCAGATCAGTCCGAGTAGCAGACAGATCACGCCGAGCAAAGCCATCGTCGATTTTCGCATCGCTAGTTCCTTCGTTTTTCGGACCGTTGAGCTTTCGCTGCCAGACAATCGCCAATCGCCGTTCAGGGCGTGGCGTCTTCGAGACACAAAATGTCGATCACGCCCGCCTCGATCGTGCCGTTGCTGGCCCAGCAGATGGTGACCGGGCTGCCGGTCAGCGGACTCGCGTCGCCGGAGGAGGCGTAATAGGTGTAGGGCGCGTTCGCCCCCAGCTCGATCTGCTTGATCGCGGACGCGCCGGCCTTGAAATAGACGCTCCCGCGTTTCGTCGAATTGATGCCGAGCATCTTGATCAAATCGCCGTCGATGGCGGTATTGATCTGCTGCGGCGTGCAGACGACGACGGTCAAATTGTCGCTGTCCGGGAAATCGTCCCCCGTTCCGCCGTCGAGCGCCAGCGCGTTGACCGTCACGGTCATATCGACTTGGTATCGCATCCCGCCGTCCCAAAAGACGTCGGCCTTGCCGCTCGAATAACCGTGCCCGCCGGCCAGGTTGCAGGCGGCCGTGTCGCCGTCCGTCTTGACCCAGTCCGTCGCCGCCTTGCCAGCCAGGAGCGGGATCGCCTCGTAATTGTTGGGGTGATCGCCGCCGGTCTCGGTGATCGTGGCGCTGATCTGGCGGGACGTGCCGTTGGTCATCAAAATGCCAAGTGTCGCCGTGGACATGATTCTTCTCCGGGGAAACGAGTTATCCGCCCTTGCCCGATTCGAGCAGGGACGAAATCTTTTTGAGGGTGATTTCTTGACTGTCTTCCGTGTTTTGGAGCTTTTCGACCACGGTGCGCATGTGGGAGGTCGAGGTGGAAAGGTTCGAGTTGATGGACTCCACGGATTCGGAAACCTTGACCAAGGCTTCGGCGGTTTTTCGGTTGCTTTCCGCGTTCGACTGGATGGCCGTCATCGACGCTTCGACGGCCCGGTTGTTGACTTCGGAGTTCCGCCAGAAGATCAAAAGGACGACGCCGACGACGATCAGCGAGATCAGGCTATTGATGGCTCGTGCGTCACCGAGTTTCTCGATGATTCCTTTCGCACTTTCCTTCGCCACTTCTTCCACGATGGCCGTCGGGTCGGGCATTTTTTTTAATTCCGTTCAAGTGCTGCGGAGGGTATTTTCAATTACGGACGTTGCCGTGGCGATCTTCTCGAGCGAGGCCTCGGGTTGCGGCATCGCGGCCAGGCGGTAGCCGGCGGCGTGCAGCCGCTCGGCCAGGTGCTCTTCTCGCGATTTCACCATCCGGTCCAGCCGGTCCTGGTCACAATCCACGTCGGCGTGCGTTACGTCACCGGCCATAAAATCACCCCCGGCCGCGGCCGTGCGATTTCGTGTGCTTTTCGACCGTCGTCGTGCGGATCAGTTCCATGACGATCTCATCGGCGGTCCGCGAGGTCTCGTCGGCGACGGACCATTTTTCGCCGTCGATTTCAAAATAATCGGTCAGTTGCGGATTGGCCACGCCGCCGTGCTCTCCGGCGGGGTCTCGGCTGAATTGGATCCAGCGCCAACGCTCGCGCTCGAACCCGTCGCGTGTCGGCCGCGTGCGGATCTGCGCCGGGCCGACAATCGCCGTGAGTTCCGTCTCAGTGCCGTCGCCGTCGATATGAACGACCGTATCGCCGGCACTCTCAAGGAGCGTCGGCATTCCCTCGTCGGCAAAGGTGTCGTCGAGCTCGGACATCAGCGGCGGCATGAAAGGTTGTCGAAATACCCCGGGCCCGCCGGAAACGGGCCCGGGGCGCTACGCGAGAAAACTTCACACGTCCATCGTCCGCACGCGAAGCATCTCGATGCGCACGATGCCCGTGTCGGTCGAAGACGTTTTTTCCATGTGGACGAGGGCTTTCAACGGCCCGGTGGCCGCGTCGAGCTTGAAGACCGTCGCCGGCAGCACGTTCACGCCGTTGATGTAGAGCTGGATGTCCGTCAAATCGCGGGCATCGATCCAGCCCTCGAACATCGTCGCCGCGGCAAAATCGACGGTCGTATCCGTCGCCGCGACTTCGGTCGTGCCGTCGTCGCTTTCGGCGAGGATGTTCAGCGACGCGCCGTCGATGTGGAAGAACACGCTCTCGGCGATCGAATCGGCGTCCGACGCATGGGTTGCGCTGGCCAGGCCGATATTGATATCGGTCGCAGCCGCCGCCGCGGTGACCGCGGCGCGAAACTCCATGATGCACGGGCGCGTCACGGGGACCGCCAAGACGGACAGTAAATCCGTCTTTTCGGCCTCGTTGCTGGACGCCAGCGTCAGGTTCACCAGACCGGCGGCCTGCGGCGTGTAGGTCGCGCTGTTGACCAGCACGTTGTCGAACGTGCTCGTTCGCAGGTCGATGAACGCCGGTGGATCGACGTTCAGTTGCACGAGCACCGTCGTCGCGGCGGCAAGTGAATCGGCGACGGCGCGGCCGACGTAGAAGTCGCCGTCGGCGGCCTTGAACGTCGCTTTTCCGGCGGACGTGTCCCAATAGACCTTACCGCCGGCGAGGATGTTGATGCTCGCCGTCTTTTGCAGTTCGACCTGGCCTTCGACTTGCGCGGCGGCCTGGTCACCTTCCGCGACGCCGCGTAGGTTGGCAATCCAACCGGCGCGGCCATCGGGCATTTGGAGGACTTCGCCGCTGGCCAAGTCGTCCCCGGCGACGAAGCGGACTTCGTCGGCGTCGAGATAGAGAGTTGCTTCTGCGGTCACGGAAATTTCTCCTTAACAGGATTTTTGGATTGGTTCGAAACGCAATATCTGCCCCGTTCGTGGTTTTCCGGGTTCGCGGGATCAGGACGCGCCGGTGGCCATGTAGAGGCCGGCGTAATCCATCATCGCGGCTCCGATGTCCATGTTGATGTCGCAGCCCCAACCCCACTGGCCGCGGTCGAGGACGTAGGTCCGGATCTGCGGCCCGCGGTTGGTGCCGGCGCGGTAGCCGACCTTGATCGTCCGGCCGGATGCCGCGTCAGCAGCGAGAAACCAGTTTGTGGCGGTGCCGACATGGGCCTCGCCCGTGGCCGGGTCCGTGACGCCATTGACGCCGAGGCGATCGTCGGAGCGGAGTTCGAGCTTTCCTTTCAGCGGGTTGAACGTCCCTCCGCTGGCGGAGGCTATCACACGCTCGGCGGAATTCAGCAGAATTGAGGCATCGAAGTCAAGGTCAGCCGGGACAAGCAAGAACCGCGGCTTGATTTTCAAACCGACGCCGTTTCGCTTTTGCTTCCGCATCGCGGTCATGCCGGCTTGCAAGGTGGATGCCGCAAAAGCCGTCCCAGTCGTGCCATAGTTCGCGTGACCGGCGGCGATAAAGACCACCGCACCGTCGCGCGCGAGCGTGGGATTCGACAGCAGCAAGGCATAGACCAGGTCGGGTCGCAGCCGGCGGGCAGAACGTCCCATCTCCATCGGCATCGTGGTCAGCTTCCCGAAGTTGTCGTCGATGCGATCCATGTCGTCGATCGTAAACTTCTTGGAATAGCGGGCGAGTTTCCATGACTCCTTGGTATCCGAGACCGTCGCATCGGTGGCGGTTCCTCCGCGGGGATGCCGCGTCAAGGCCGAGTTGGTCATGAAGTCGATTTCCTCATTCGTCCGGAAATCGGGCTTGTCTTCCACCGCGACCCATCCCTCGGTCGTGTCTTCGATCTCTTCCCAGCCGGCCATCACGCTCGCGTGGCTGGAGGTCGTGAAAAGGTTTGCCAGCGTTCCCCCGCTCATGGCGCGTTCGAAACATTCGTCCGGCAGCACCGGTACCTCGTTACCGTCGAGGCGGATCGCCTCGCGGCAAAGGTCGGTGAAGCTCAACGCGCGGAGACGGTCCGAGTCTTGGGCACGATCTTCCCAGTTTTCTCGGATTCCGCAGCGTTTTGCGGCCTCCGGAAGCTGACCATCCGCGATCATCCCGCGTTGGACGATCGACAGGGCCAGTGTCTCGCGGGTTACGAGCTGCGCGCGACTGCGGACGTGGCCGGCCGGGGCGCGGGTCGGCTCGGGCGTTCCGCCGTCCGACGTCGGGACGTTGCGGGAGGCGCGAACCGCCTGGAGAAACTCGCTGTTGACGCGGGCCAGGTCCCAACCCTCGTCGATCGCTCGATTGACGAGCGTCGTCGAGACGTCGTTTCCGGCGGCCTGGCGGATCGCGACGATCCGCTGCCGTTCGGCGGTGACGGCGGCCGTCGCATCGACGGGCGGGACCGCGGGCGGGGTCGCTTCGCTGCGCTGGACGGGCGCCGGGGGAGCCGGCGGAGTCGCGGGAGGCGCTGCCGGGGTGGCCAAGGCGTCGGCGATCTCGCGCTGTTGCGGGTTGATCGTCGCGAGGTAATCGTTGGCTTCCTGGTCGGTCGCTTCGGCGCGCATCCCCAGGCTCACCAAATAGGCACGCAATTGCTTATTCACGGATTTTTCTCCTTTGGGAACAAGCGGTTGAGATCCCCATTCTCGGGTTTTGGCGCTGGGGTCCGCGCCGATCGGCACAAGCGAACCCTCTTTGGGCGTCCAGTCGGTGGAGACCCGGAGGGTTCGTGTTTTCGCGGTGAATTGGCGGCCGTTGACGTTTTTCGTCTGCCCGGCCGGGATATCGACGAAGTTTTCGACCTGGTAACCGACCGACACGTCGGTCAGATGGCCCTGCCGGACCTTGTTCCACGCGGAATCGGCGGTCGGATCGTCCTTCACGAAGAAGATCCGGCCGATGATTTGGTCGCCTTCGAGGCGGATATTGCGCCAGGAACCGAGGACCGAGTCGAGACTCCAGCGGTCGTGAACCGCCAAAAACGGCAGTTGCGAGGGGAGTTTCGCGCCGCGGACGATCAAAACCTCCTCGATGACGTCCCACGAACGCATGTCGAAGACCATCGCCGGCGTTTCCGTGGCGAGCACGGCCTCGATCGAGCGTTCTTCCTCGTTGATCGTCGCCGAGCGGACCTGAATCGTCCGCGCGACGATGTCGCGGCGTTGCGGATCTTCGCGAAGGGTCAATATTTCGGTCATTTGTGGGCCTTGGCGAGTTGTTCGGGGGTTTTTCCGCCGGGCGGCGCCGCGCCGGCCTTGTCTTCCGCGTTTTCGTCGTCGGCCGCGTAGGGATCAGAAATCACGATGGAGCTCTGTGCGACCGGGACCGGGGGAAGATTGGCCTCGGCAAGCCGCTCGTTGTCGATGCGGCGCTGTTCGATCACGTCATCCACGTCCAGACCATGAGAAGCGACGGCATCGGAGTAGGTCAACGTGCCATTCTCCATGTAAACGCGTTCCGCGTTCGCCTCTTTCAACGGGTCAACGTGCTGCGGATTTTGCCAAATCCACACGAAACTTACCTCGTCCGGACGCGCAGGCATCGTGGAATCGAAGCGGAGCTCCTTTTCGATCTCTTCGAGGCATTCCTCAAGGAAATCGTCGGAGAGTCCCTGTCGAATCACCTTTAAGGAATCGAGGTAAGTTTGTCCGTCGTACCGCGCGGACGCCATGTTGTGTTCTGAGGCGTCGAGGCGAACGCGGATGAGCGGCATGGAGCGCGGGCGGCCGACCTCCCGCTGCCGTTCTTTAAGATATGGAAAATATTCGCTCGCAGGCTGCGTCGGCGTGCCAAACATGGGTTTCCAACCGGGCGGGCACGAGCGGGCGATGCCCGGCTCGATCGACGTGACCTCGTTGACTTCGAAATAGGTCGCCTCAGGGTGCTCGGTGTAGAAGAAGAGAGCCTGGGCCGCGTGATTCTTCGCGGCCTCGAGGACGTGCGTCTCATAGTCGGCGCCGCTGGCCATCTTGCCGAGCGCCGAACCGATCCAGGGCACGCCACGGGTTTGCTCTTCCTCGTCCTGTTCGAAGACGTGGAGGATCAGATCCGCCGGGTAGCGCGTGTAGCTGACCGAGAACGATCCATAGACGCCGTTCGGCGCGCGATCCGCGATGAAATAGGACTGCGGCACGAAGTCGCGATCGACGCGCACGCCGTTGATCACGTTCGGATCGCCGGCGGTGTCGGCCGGCGTGCCGAGACGGCGCGGGTCAATGGGGTTCAGCCTGAACTGGACCGGTCCGACGGCGTGTCGGTCGGTGCGTTTTTCACAAAGCGTCTCGCCCTTGAGCCAGAAATTGCGAATCACCCGGCGCAGAAGGGCGGGACCCGAGAGCTTCCGATTGAGCGCGGGGCGGCGAAACCACGCTTTCCACGCCTTTTCGAGCCGTCTGTTGTACTCTTTGTCGGAAGAGAGGACCCGTAGCCGAGGGCCGGAGGGTCCGACGATGTCGCAGGAGTGCGTGAAGATCACGCCTTCCAAGGTCGGATTGTTGGATACCTCGTCGCACGAACGGTTGCGGACGGTCTCGACCTTGTCCTGGATCTCCTCGTTGATCCCCTGGCCGCGAGCGTTGCGCCAATGGGACCGGTTGAGACGGTTGGTGCCGGCGGCGGCCTCCCAGCGGCGCGTCTTCATGTTCCAGACTTTCGGCACGTCTGGCACGATCCGCGCGGACTCCGTCGGTCCGGGAACATTCGCGGTGCAGACGTAGCTGAAAACGCCGTCGCTCATTCGCATTCCGCCGCTTCGTAACGGATTTTTGTGGTTTGAAAGCCGCCGGATCTTCCGCCACTGCTTGCGCTGGCGATCTGGACCTGCCGACGCATGTTGTCGATGAACTGCTGGAGCTCGTTCGCCGGCCACTCCATTTCGACCTCGGCCTTTTTCGCGCGGGAGAGGCTCCCCAGAGCTTGCGCCTGGAGCGCGTAACGCAAAGCCGATGAATAGTCGTCCGCACCAACCGCGTCGCAGGCAAGAGCACGCAGCGATTTACAAGTGACCGTCGCCATGCGGCCAACATACGCCGAGAAGTTGGAATCGCAGGGGGCCGAAGTTACAGAATCTGTAACCAAGTCGAAAAAACTTCGCGCGTCGGCCAGAAATCTCCGAAACCGGCGGCGACCTCAAAAACACCCGCCGAGCGGTCCGCCGGCTGTGTTCACTTACTTACTCAGCCCGAAAAAAAAATACGTGTAAATAAACCGCACAATACACCGTGCTTCGCACCCCGCCAGGCCCAACCAGGGAGTACCTTTAACCTCGCATTCTGCCTTCCTTTCCTACATTTCCATCCAATAGCAAGCGGAAAGACAGCGGAAACCGGGAGAAAACCGCGCACAATCCCCCGTTGATTGTCGCTTTGCGGCGGGTTTTCTGCCTATTTGCACGCGGTTTTCGCAACGGCCTCGCGATCCGCTGACGCCGTCCAGCAGACTGGCCGCGGCGATCATCGAAGCGAACCCATGGCACGCGCGGCAGAAGTTTAAGGAACTATCGCCGCGTGAATTCAAGGAACAAAGGCAGCACGCCAACCCAAAAAGAATTTCCAAGATTTTTTTGGCTCCTAATCCATTGTGCCATAAGCCCTTGCGCATCGCCGCCTCTTTGTGTGTATATCATTGCATACGTTTTCTACTTGACAGCATGTTACACGCCGATATACTTATGGCAGATTTGCGAAAACCCTTTATCCGATTGGAGCCTACCATGCAGCTTTGCGAAAAGTACACCCCGAAGAATTACGCGGAATACGTTGGCCAGCCGGCCGCCCTGCGGGCGCTCGACACACTACGCAGCCGCGGCGGATTAACCGGCCGCGCCTTCTTTATCAGCGGGAAAAGCGGCACGGGCAAAACGACGCTTGCCCACCTGATGGCCGCCGAGGTCGCAGATTCTGATTACATTATGGAAATCGACGCGGAGACCTTGACCCCCGCCCAAGTGCAGGAATGGGAGCGAATTTCCCACCTTCGCGGCTGCGGCAAGGGCGGCCAGGTCTTCATCGTCAACGAAGTCCACGGTCTCAAGCCGGCGGTGATTCGTCAACTTCTCGTGACGATCGACACGGGAAACATTCCGCCGCACGTCCTCTGGATTTTCACGACGACCCAAGAAGGAAAGGTCAATCTATTCGGGGACAAAGAAGATTCATCCCCGCTGCTTTCCCGCTGCCAGGAAATCGAGCTGGCGACGCAGGGCCTGGCGAAAACCTTCGCGGCCCGAGCGCTCGAAATCGCCCGCGCCGAGGGGCTGGACGGCCAGCCGTTGGAAAAATACGTCCGCCTGGTCAACGACTGCAAGGCCAATTTCCGCATGGTCCTGCAAAAGATCGAAGCCGGCTTCATGGTCAAGGAATAGGAAAAACCCTCCGCGCCGGAGACCGGCCGGCGCGACGATGTTTTCCCTACCCTTTCCCCTTTATTCGATTGGAGACCTACCATGCAACGAATTCTTGTGACGATCGACGGCGGCGTGATTCAGGACATCGGAGCGATTCCCGAGGGCGTCGAGGTCGCAGTTTACGATTACGACACCGGCGATGGAAAGCCGCGAATTAACATCTGGTCGCACGATTCGGAAGACTTGATACTGGCGGTGCCGACGCTCCCGCCGCTGGATTTGTCACTTAAAACCGGGGCGGAAAAGGCGGCGACCGACCTTTATTTGTCGGTAGCCGAACTCGCCCGCGAACTAGAAGGCACGCTCAACGGCGTGCCCTCCTCGGATGCGGAGCGCTGCGAGCTGCTCGGCCGTGCGGTCGCCGCGCTCGCCCGGGCGGAAGGAAAAACCCGCTAAGCCCGAACTTACGGGGCGTGCCAACACTCCCCAACGGCCCGCGCTTCGCGGAATTCAAAACCCCCTTTATTCGATTGGAGAAGAAATGTCCGTTGCACAACTTACCCCACAAGAGTTCGGCTGTTTTGTGGCGATCTGCTTTCAACGCCTGAAGACCGGCCGCTCGCTGACCGCGCTTTGCGAGTTGGCCGAGCTGGCCAGCAGCGGCAACGCTGGCGCGTTCTCGGCCCAATACGGGGAGCCGGCCGAGGTCTGCACGGTTGCCGAAATTGAACGGGCCGCGATGGAATACCTCGCCGAAAAGCGCGACATGATCGCGGACCATTTCGGGCCGCTGGCTTATAACATGATCGCCAATGACGGCGCCGCCTTCCTCGCCCCAGGCGTCGAAGTCGCCCAACAAGCGGACGCGATCGCTGATATCTACGATCTGGAAAAGAAGGCCCGCGCCTGGCAGGACGGCGAACGGCGGGCCCTGAAGCGGGCCGAAGAAGACGCGGTCTCGTTCGATGACGTTGGCCAGCTCCCCACCTTGAGCAAAGCCGAGATCGAGGCGAAACGCCAGGCCGCGGGCGCGGATCGCGTGATTTTCGCCGAGTTTTGCGTCAACGAGTCCGACCTGATGGCCGACTATTTCGGCGGAAGGACAAGCCGCGTTGTCGTGATCGGTTTTGGCAAGGGCAAACGGGAAAACTTCCGCCAGCTTCGCGCGGCGGCCGGAAAATTCCCGCCGACGGCCTTTATGGGGCCGGGGCTCGATGCCTGGACGGCTTCGCTGGTTTGGGACCATGATAAGGCGGACGACCCGCAGCGTGCATTTATCGCGTTTGGGAAGGAATGGGACCCCAACCAGCCGCAGAACGGCTGCGGCGTCGTCTTTCACTATTACAGCCGCCATTATTGCGAGGGCGACACTGACAAGCCGCAGGACGGCGCGACGCTGGAGCGGTTCGGGTTCGGGTTCAACTCGAAAACGGACGCGGAAAACTGGATCGCGAAACACCCGCCGCTGGCCGGCACCGAGTGGCGGCTGTCCTGCGAGAGCTACGAAAACCGGGAAAATTATTCGATGGGCGGCGGCAATTACCTCGGCACAAGCCGTTATGGAGGCTGGAAGGTTCGCAGTTCCTCGCTTTGGCAGGATCGCTACGAATTTTGGAAGTAGTCAGGCGCGAAATTTCCCCGCCGGCGTCTAAATTACGCCGGCGGGCGGCCTCGCCCGGTCCGAAATCCGGGCGCGGTTCCCGCCGCGTGGCGGGTGCCGCAGCGTGGAAACCCTTTTTATGCGATTGGAGAAACCATGTCCGCTATTTTGACCGTCGAGGATTTAGGCCGAAAAGTTCTGGCTTGGCGTAAGGTATTGGAAATCGAATCGGCCAGCCGCAGCGCGGCCGCGCGGCTGATGATTAAATGGCAGACGAACGACCGCTGGGAGGCCGTATGCCGCGAGGCCGAATCCCGCACGTTCTCGCAATTTGGAGGGCAACGCGCATGAAAACGCCTCCAAAATCGGCCAGGGCCGCGGCGGCGCTGGCGGCCCGGATCGTCGAACACGCGAAGGAATGGCCATTCGGCGATGGCCTTGGCCGTTCCTACGACAATTGCTTCGAGGAGGGCGACGGCGACGAGGTCTATAAGCATTATATGGCGATCCTCGCCCGCCGGCCGGATCTCGTCGCGAAGCTCAAGCGGATGGGCCACTGGTGTGGGGATTATGAACGCGATATACTTTACCGCATCGAACGCGATGCTATCGCGAATAGCGCCCAAGGGCTCTTGTTCGCGTAACGCAAAGGCGGGCGCGCCCTGCCGGAAATAAAGGGCCGGTCAAGCCGACCCTGGCGCTCCAATCCCAAGGTCGGTCCTCGGCGCGTCCGCCCCCTTTTGCTTTCCACCCTCCCGAAAACCATCAGGCGCGGTGTTTCCATCGCCCCATCTAAAACCGAGCCAAAAAACATGGTGACCACGAAAAAACAGCCGACGACGAAGGCACAAAAACCGAGCGATGTCCAGCCGCCAAAAAAGTCGAAGTCGATCCTGATTCGCGTCTCGATCGACGAACACGCGGCGATCGACGATGCCGCCTGGACCGCCCGCAAGCGGCTGAGTGAGTTCGTCCGCGACGCGGCGCTGGCGTCGGCCGCGCAGGTGCAGAGGTTTGCGGTGAAAAAATAGCTCAGGCGCGTTGTTTGCCACGTCGCATCTAATTTCAAGGCACCAATTATGTTAACAGTTTTGAGGCACGGAAGACCGACTCGCATACGGATTAACAGTCTGATACGCGACCGCATCCTAACCGTCTCTAAGGTTCAGGGTGGGAATTCGATTTTTTTTCGACCGTCCGACAGGCAAGAAGATGATCCAATAGGTTATTTCTGTGCGTTGGTAAATACCAGAAAAGTCTATGGGGAAGTGAGTGCCGATTGCCTGCATCATTTGAACAGGCTTGGGTACGAAATCCACGTTCGCTAGTTTTTTAACCGATAGGAAAACTGCCTCCCGCCGCGGCCGCCGGAGCCTTGCCGCTCGACGAGCCCGGCGTCGATCAGCTTTCCGACCGTCCGCCGCACGGCCGACGTGGAGACGCCGGTCGCCCGGGCCAGGAGCGCGACGGTCGCCCCCGGATACCTTTTTAGGGTTTTTAGAAGTTGCCGAGGAAGCGGCGTAGCGGCAGAATCTCCAGGTGCTTTTTTCGCGGCGTTCGTCATAAAATCCCTCTACTCAGTAAGCAACCGGCATTTGCGGTTCTCGGCCTGCATTCGTTCGAACAGCCTTTTCTGGTCTCGCTCGTTCTTGCATTCGACGACGACCTGAAAGACGATCGTCTTGGGCGAGGGGTCCGGCTCGATGACAACCGGCTCCTTTTCCAACAGATCGGCGAGCTGCAGGGCATCCGCAAAAGACTCGTCCAACGGTATCGTCTCGCGGAGGTAGAGCGTCAATTCCATTTGGTCCCAGGTCGAAAGCTCGGCCGTGCGGTTGTCGGCCAGGGCGAAGGCGCGGGCCTTTTGCGCGTCGTCGAAAATGACCGCCGCGATGTGCGTCCAGCCGAGTTCTTTCCCCGCCGCATAGGTCCCGTTTCCCGCGATAATAATCCGCGTCTCGGGATGAATCACGATCGGCTTGACCTGCCCGAAGTCCGAGAGCGACTTGGCGATCGCCCGAATGCTTTCTGCCTCGTGCTTACGGAGATTTTTGGGGTCCGGCTCGATCGAGTCCATCGCGATCGCCAGCGGACGCAGCGCCTGAAGGATGTGTTCGAGCTGCGGTTCGACGTCTGAAACGAGTTGCGGTTTCTTTCTTCCCATTATCCCCTCAAATTCTTGAAGTTAGTTCCGCAGCGTTTGCACTTGCGGTGCTGAATGCCGCCGCGCGTGGTCGTCGCCTTGGTCTGCCGGGGCCCGGCACCGCACTCCGGGCAGATTCGGCCGTCTCGCGTGGCGTGCGGATCGTCCGGCAGATACGGTTCGCTTCCCTTCCCGGTCTTCAGCGGTTCCCACTGGCCGCGGATCCACCAGTCGGTGCCGCAGTGGTTGCACCGTCGATGCTCGCTGCGGGCGATCATCTTGAGCCGCACGTTGTTCGGCGCGTCGATCTTCGTGCCAGTCCGCTCGGCCGTCTCGAGGATCTCGCTGTCCGTGCATTCACACTCGGGGCAGGGCGGTCCTTCGACCTTTTCAAGTCGGAACATGTTGCCCCCTTCCGGCCCGCGCCGAGGCGAACCAATGCGTGGGCGGCGTGGCCCCGCGGCTGGCGTCGTCCTCGGCAACGGAGAACTTGTAGCCCAGGTACCGGCCGGCGGCGAACGCGTAGGCCCCACAGTCGAGCCAATGGTCCTCACCGTGGATCTCGCGTTTGCCGTTCACCCAGCGGTGGCTGGCAAAATGCGTCGCGATGCGGAAATGCCGCGACTTCTCCATCGCGTTGAACATCGAGACCGCCCCCGACGCGTCCATCGAGAGCGTCAGACAGTTTTGCAGTCGGGCGATCCAATAGTCCGAGTGGACCATCATCTGAAACGCACGATATTTGGTGATTCGCGCAAGGTGAAATTCCTCGCCAATCAAACGGACTTCCTGCCCGATTTTCTTCGGCGCGGAATAGGGCGAACGAAAGTCGCCGGATTTGCGGGAAATGCCGAAACCCTTGACGCCCAGGTACTGCACTTCATTGTCGCCGGCGGCATTGATGAACGCGAAAACGTCTTTCGTCAGGTAGCCCGTATCGACCGCCGCCCGGTCCGGCAGCCGGCGATCGCCGCGGCCGACGATCGGAAAGCCCTTTTGCAGGTGATCGTCGAGCTCCATGAGCGCGTGGCGCACCGCCTTTTGCTCGGTCATGATGTCGCTCGGCACGCTCACCCGGTCGTAATCGCAAATGTGGATCTTGCCCGACTGACAAAACGCCATCACCAGGTAGTAGATCCACCGCTTGTGCACGTCGAGGCCGGCGACCAGGTACTGCGTATCCTCCGGGATCTCGAATTGATCAAGGTCGGCGTCCTTCCGCTTGCAGACGTATTTTGCTTGCAGCGGCGCGTCGTCCAATTGCGGCGGCTCGTAGGGCATTGCCCAATAGAATTGCAGCCACTCCTTGCGGATCGATTCCGGGTCGCTCTCCAGCTCGTCGGCGATCTCGGCCGCGTGCGCGACCTGCCAGGCCTTGTGAGCGATCGCCTCGACCGACCAGAACATGTTGTTGAAGCAATTCCAGCGGAAGGCGAAGATGTGCGTCCGTGGCGGATCTCCGTGGACGTTTCCGTCGCGGTCGATCGTCTGCCCGCGGTGCAGCAGTTTGCCGCGGCGGTTCATTTCCCGCCGCTCCGCCGCCGTGATGTGGTGCCCGCACAAGCGGCACTCGAAATAGGCGTTTTCCTGGGCGTCGGCCGACGTCTCGCAGTTCTCAAAACCCTTGAAGTCGTCGATCTCCGGCGTGATGTGTTCTCCGCAGGCCGGGCAAGGGCAGGCCATGACGCTCCCGGTACCCTCCAGCCACTTCCGCCAGATGAATCCGCCCGGCAGACTGACCGTGCATTCCCCCGTAATGAAACGCTCGTAGAGATCGTAGGACGAGGTCCGGTTGATCATGCGACCGACCGGGTCTGTCTCCCTACTGACCTCGCCGGCGGTGTCCATCTTGTCGCACTCGGTCATAATCACGACGCGGGTCGTGAACGACGATTGCTTCTCTTCGCCGCCGCCGGCGGACATGAATTTCAGCGTCGGGTCGTGCGTGAACTTGATCGCGTTAAGGTTTCCCGTCCCGCCGCGGCTGCCGGGGCCCTTTTGGGGTAGGCAGGCGCGGAATTCTTCGCGTGCCAGGATGGCGGGCAGGATTTCCTCGCGCCACTTGTCGGTCGATAGGTCGAGTGTGGGAATGCCACAAACGACGGTTTCCTTGCGTTCGAAGATCGCGTGCAGAATGGGGATCACATAACCGTGGAGCGATTTGCCGCCCTGCACGCATCCGGCCAGGTAGTGTTCGATCCACTTGCCGGTGTCAAGCTCTTCGAGCCACAGTTTCGCCCAGGGCTGCGTATCGGGGTTCCAGAGGAATCCCTTACACTTCCCCTCGGGGATCACGAATTCCTCTTCCGCCCATTGTCGCATCGGGCGGATCGCGGGCGTGCGGCACTGCGCGAAGAACCACAGGAGGCTAGACAGAATCCCCGCCCGAAACTTCGGCGGGATGGGTGGCGTTGGAGTTGTCTGCGCCGATGCTACCATGCTGGTCGGGAGAGTTGTCAGCCGCCGGTTCGCCCGGATCGGCGAGAAGTCCGTTTATCTTTCGCTCGGCCGCGTCGATCGTCTCCAAAAACATCTTCCGCGCTTCGAGCCCGAACGTCTTTTGCAGGCGGTCGGCGAACGTGCGGAAGACGCCGGCAATTTGCGAATGCAGGCCAAACACTGCCTCGCGCGGGATGAGCGTCTTTTCCTTCTCCTCGCGCTCCAGTTCCAGGATGTCGGCCTGGGCCCGCGTCTTGCGGATCTGCTCTTCGCCGAGTCGCGACTTCTGCGCGTCCGGCATCCAGTCGAAACTCTCGCCGCCGGCACCGCCCAACGGCTTGAACTTTCCCGCGGCGATCGAATCGTGCAGCCACCGCAGGACCGCCCCCAAATCGACCTCCGG